TTCATGTGCGCTCTTCTCCTTTTGATACAGATCCCAGTTAGCGTCTCGCTCTAATCTGACTGTAGTCATTTCTTCTTCTGTGTAAAACTTCTCCTCTTTTACGGGGATGTCTTCTTTTACCTCTTTAGTGTTGATGATAGCTGCTCCTGTAGCAGGGTAGTAACTTGTTGATTTAGTCACACCAGTCCAAGGATCAATTAATTTGCCATCACCGATATATATAACCCAGTGCTTGCTTGCACCAATTCTTGCACCATTAACCTCAACAATGCAGCCCCCGTTTTCTTCAATGGCTTTTTTTACCTTATCATTATCATAACCCCAGATTCGTTCTGCTGATACTATTTCAGAAAATATCACTGGTAACTTGTCCCAAATAACGAGGTTGCCGTTAGCATACCCACCGCCATCTTGCATCTTTTTGTTAAAAATATCAGGAGTAGTTCCTATAAGTATTGAAAGCGCAGTGATAGTACATCCATAGTCATGGATAGTACCCTTGGTTCCAAGTGTCTGAGATGCCCATTTTGGATCTCGTTGTGATAATTCTTGTAGTGTCATAATCAACCTTTTTGCTGTTGTATTTATCAACGAGCTGTTTGAGTGTTATGAGATTAGTTTACCATAAAACTATCTGTTTTAAGTGTTTTTGAGATAGGATCTCTAAAAGCAATGTTGTTAAAAGTATAAACTTCTAAGTAGCACTCTTTACCCCTAGCTTCTTTGTTTATGTATAAATTAAAGTCGAACTCTCCAGACTTAATCTTGTTCTTATGAAACGCTGGAGGTATAGGAAACCCAGTTATTCTAGGTGTAAAATTACTAGCACCATTATCACAGACAAGCGATAAAGAGTAATTAGCAGGAGCGCCAAAATTGTAAATAAAAGAAACGTTGAAAATGAGTTTTTCACCCGCAACGACGGGCTTTTTAACTGGAGAAAACGGCTGCTCAACAACCTGTAGGTAAATATATTTATACCACCACTCCTCAGTTTCTTTATATTGTTTAATATCATTTACTACTAGTATATCAAATGGAATGAATAATAGGTAATAAATATGTATAACCAAAATGGATGTGAGTAGGTAGAGTCCTAAAAGGACGTAGTTTACTAATTTCATTTTTAAAGTCCAATGACACGGATTACGGCTCCAACCACAGCCATTCCAAAGGCTCCGTATGTGCTAAATATTATTAATCTAACCATATGAAATTCTTCTTTTGTGACGGATTTCTTTTCTATTTTCGTGTCTATATCATCAATCTTATCAAGAATAGTCTTAACATCCTTTTTCATTATTTGAATCTCTAGGTAGTTCGTTGTTGATTGTGATTGTTTTGGCATAGTTACTCAATAAGAACTATTAATTTTTCATACAAGTCGTTAAGAGAAGATGTTGCTACCCCGTCTACATCTTGTATTATTGCGTTTTTTAGTTCAGCCATATCTCCTTAATTAAAATACTAAAAACATATTACTACCTGCTAAGCTACCGATTTTATATCTTAAAATAACAATACCAGAGCCACCAGTGCCACCAGCCGCGCCAACATCAGCACGCCCACCGCCACCACCGCCTGTATTAGCTGTTCCGCTTTGTGGACTTAGTGATCCGTCACCACCATTACCACCACCGCCAGCTGCAGCAATACCCCTGGTTACATTACCACCACCACCACCGCCACCTGCATAGGTAACAGCAGATCCAGATATAGAACTTGATTGACCAATACCACCAGAGCCGCCAGTACCAACAGTTGCATTGCCGCCAACAGCACCCTTGCCGCCACCGCCACCGCCAGAACTTGTACTACCAGAGCCACCATTGTTTCCTTGAGTTGCAGTACCAACAGCGCCGCCACTACAAGCACCACCACCAGAACCGCCAGCTGCGCCAGCTTGATTACTAGTACTACCGCCACCACCACCGCCTGTTGCAGTTATGCTAAAAAATGAAGAATCTGAACCGTTCGAACCTTTGTTTACGGTCGAGCTTGAACCAACACCGCCAGCGCCAACGACAACCGTATGATCGCCAGAAGTGATAATTACTGAACTTTCCAAAAACCCACCAGCACCACCGCCAGCACCGTCAATATAACCACCACCACCACCACCAGCAATCAATAGATACTCTATTTCGCCAGTTCCATTAGTAGAAAAAGTGCCGCCAGATGTAAACGTATGTATTACGTATTCGCCAGAGGTTGTGATTGTTCCACCTGTTGCTTCAGCCATATTAAAAATTCGGTGAGAATGATACTAAGTCATACTTACTATCTATTCCATTATAAATAAATCCTATATAGTCAGATTTGCCGCCAGTTGTAGTTAATGTTGGAGTTCCAAGGTTTCCAACTCTAACACTTGCTGGAAGTGTAATTGTTCTAGTACCAGTACCATCTTGTTTGATAATTAATACATATCTTTGACCAGATAAACCGTTAGTAAATGTAAATGTTGCATTGCCAGCTAGTGTGATGTGTGCTGTCTTACCAAGAGACCAATCAACGGTCGGAGTTGCAGAATATGTAATAGTTTGAGCATCTGCTGCAGTGCTAACTTTATCAGCATCTATTTTTGCCAATTGCCTAGTATCACTGATTTCTGAATTAGTAATTGATGTTTCACCACTTACTACTGTTACTTCAGCTAATTTTAAATAGTTACTTGGCAAGGCTGGTGCGCCTGCACCTGGTGTCCCCTCAACAATAACTATTGAAGCTACATTAGAAGCATCTGCATCTGGAGTAGTAGCTGTATCAATTTTTATACACACTAGGTCAATTTTAGTAGAACCACTAGCATTACTTGATATAGTAATGTTTGTGCTTGTGTCGAGTAAAACATCCCAGTAGTGTTGTGAGCTTGAAAATTCAGTAAATGAGTCGTTAAGAATGTATGCTATTCCTTCAGCAACATCAACACTCATATCTGGTGTACCTTTTTCGTCAACTAAAAAGTGTGTTGATTTTAAGATACCCTCTTGTTGTAAAAAGTCGTTTAACCCACCACGCAAATCTGCCGCAGTGTGGTTAGTCATTTGGTCTATTGCTCTTACGTAAAATGCCATAGTGTGTTTCCTTTGTGTATTATTGCACGTATCTATAGGTCAGCCCAAGCCCCATTTTCATACGCTTCGATTCTATTCGTTGTAGTATTATATATTAAATCGCCATTGACAGCATTTAGTGCGTCACGCTCGGTTGTCGTTAATTTTGGCACTTTAATAGGTACTTTCCTATCAAGCTGCCTTGATTCAAGGAAGTTAATTCTGTTGTTTAATTCAGATATTATTACTTCTAGTGTTTTTATTGATACCGTTTCACTCATTAGATGATTCCTATTGTGTATTCGACAGATTCTTTATTATTTTGAGCAACTCCAACATCAAAACCATAAACACGGTAGTTGTTGTTAATGTTATATATACCTTCTTTAACACGAACTTTAACCGTGTCACCAAGTGCTATAGAGCCAAAAAGAGGCCTTGAATTACTTTGTTGTTTAAATCCCACAGTTGTTAGTGGCGCCTTGTATTTTGCATTATTAGAGTCGCCCTTATCATCTAGTGTGGTGCTTTCGGTGACACTAAAAGCACTTATGACATCGCCTCTAACACTATAAATTCCTGCTGCAGTACTATCAGTTCTTACAACCTGTTCATCTTCTCCAATAACAGCTGTCTGATTGATAATATCGCTGAATGATTCATCTATTGATAATGATTCCATGTTAGTTCCCCACTCAAAAACGGTGGTAGCAGTTCTATCAACACCCTTTCTAGCGTAAACGTTAAAAACCTTATCTGGTGTTACTTCGAAGTCAAAGCCATCAATTGCTTTTGTAAGATCTTGAATTGCTCCAAGAATGTTCTTGTTTTCATAGGTTCTTGACCTATTTTTTGTTGTTTCAATAGTTCCCTGAGTAATTCCCATGTCTCCATTTGTTACACCCTGTGCCTCATCGATAAGTGTCCAAGCAATCGTGCCAGCATCGACACCACCAAACCTTCTAAAACTAGAAGTAAATCGGTGTGTAAGCATTTCTACAAACTCATAGCTTGTTATTGTTAAAAAATTAGCTCTACTTTGCTTTAGTGATCCAGCTCTAAGAACCTGCTCACCAGCCCAAACTAACGTGTTGTCTCTAAACACCTTTGTTACAAACCTTCTTAAAGCCGTGAGATTTGCTATCTGAAGATCATTAACGGGTACTTTAAAAGTACATTGGCCATAGCCATTTAGTTTTCTTGAATAACTAAGATCAAGCCAGTTATTTATTTCACCTAAAGTAGTTCCGTCTGCATCTTCGACAACTATTCTATAATCGGCCATTAAACACCTCTATAACTGTCTCTATAATTAATAGTTAGCAAAGTATTGGCATCAGTGCCAGATGTTGCGTTAAAGAATATTTCATTATCTCCAGGGGCTAATTCTACGAACGTACCCATGAAGCTTCCGTATTGGTTTTGACCGTTTCCTTGAGTAACTGTTCTAGCATTTGTATCAACGGTTACGGTTTCACCAACCGTTAGTGTTAGGTTTACATTAAAACTTACACCTGTTGTTTGATTTTGAACTAGAAAGTCAGTTCCTGGGCCAGAAATAATAAATTCTGGTTGGGCATTTTCGTTACCATTGTTAGTAACAGTTAATGCTCCATTACCTGAAATCGATCCAAATGACATAGGTAATTCATTTGGTAAAGCACTACCACCAGTAACAACAGTTACTTGAGTACTACTTGTATTAAGCGCTTGACCTAAAAATCTATGATTTGGACACCCAAACTCTATGCTATACTTTTGAAAAGCCCTGTTATAAGGCATGAGCAGTTTTCTTAAATAGCCTGTTGTTTGTAATAATACATCGTCATAGGTAGTCATTGTTATGGTTAGGAGTTGTCCTTGTTTAAGAACCGTCTGAAGCTCTCTACGCTGTGCGAACTCGTCAGCACCTCGCAAGTGACCATCCCATGCAATAAATCTAGCTCCAAAGTCTGAGTCGATATATACAGCTCCACTTGTTGCTGGTAGTGCTTCCATTACATCAATAATTGTAGGATATTCAAATCCTTCAAATGAATCAATTGTAGCGCCGCTGTTTGTTTGATCAAAGATGAATGAGTTTGTACCATCTGATACTGTGATTGATTTCATTATTTAACTCCTGGTATAGCTTGTGTTCTAAATGCAAATTCTCTACCGAGCGATTGAATGTCAACGCCATTTGATATTGGCCCTGTCTGTATGTTTACACTTTGGTTAAATCCGCCACCACCAGCCCCTGCTAATGCTAGTTCTTGAGAAATACCAGCGCTAATTGGTGGTATTTGAATACCAGCTAATGTTTCTTCAACACCGCCCTTAATCATTGCTAGTCTGTCGTTAATAGAAGGACTGTTTCTTTTATCCATGTCTAATGCTGAGCCGATTTTCTTGCGAATATCATTGAATATCTTACCAGCACTTTCAAACAGGCCGTTAAATATTCCTAGGACATTGTCTTTCATCTTTAAAGCCCAACTCATAATTATATTCATTGCACCTTGCCAATCTGCTTGCAATATAGCTAGCCCAAGGTTAACAATGCTGAGTATGGTGTCTATTACTATTTTGAATAATCCTGACCAAAACGCGAACAAACCTTGTAGGGTTGCTGTTATAACACCACCCCAATCTTGCCAGAATGCTGCTGCAAGATCCATTGATTTTTTCATAACATCAAAGAATCTAGTAATGATTTCTGCTAATAGCGGGAACTTTTCTACAAACTGTTGGTACATTTGCTCAAAATTAAATGTTAAACCACCTTCACCGCCAATGGCAGCGGATGCCATATCGATTAGTGATATCAACTGGTCTAATACTGGTTTGACAACTGGAAAAAGTTTGTCACCAATAATAACCATTAAGTTTTGGAACTTACCAGCTATTGTTGATAATTTACCATTTACCGTGTCGCTTTGACTTTCCATCATGTTGAAAAACATGCCACCTTCGCCAGTCATGGTTTGGAATGCTTCTTCCATGTCGGAAGCCATGATTTCACCACTAGCAGCCATTTCTCTAACCCCGAGTGATGTAGTGTTAAACTTTTCAGCAAGTACTTGTAAAATAGGAACGCCCCTATCACTAAGTTGATTTAAATCCTCAGTAAACACAACACCAGAGCTTGTGATCTTACCAAAAATAGATGCCATATCAGTAAGAGGTACACCAGCACCACTAGCAACATCACCAACGGATTTTAGGGTACTTTTCACATCTTTAGCAGCTATTCCATATGCTAATAGTGATTTAGCAGAATCAGTTACATCGAAGTTTTCAAAGGGTGTTTTATTTGCGAATTCGGTTAATTCACCAATCAATTTATTTGCCTCACCAGCACTACCAAGCATTGTTGTAAATGAAACTCTAGTTTGCTCCATTCTGGCAGCAGCATTAATAGCGTTTTTTGCTAGAATAGCTAACCCACCAACTGCAGCAGCACTAAGTCCAATAGCAGCCGTTTTTGCAGCACTACCAACACCGCCAAGTCTTTTCTCAAGGTTTTTAGACTCAGTAGAAACTTGCTTCGCATTTTTATCGAAGTTTTTCTTGTTAAGCTCTAGAAAAGCGGTTATTGTGCCTGCATCAAGTGCCATTATTTACTACTTTCATTTTGCCTCTTAATAGTTTGGCTACGTCGTCAACGCTGCCCTTTTTAACATTCTTTTTATCTTCTAATCGTTTTATCTGTTTCTTAATATCATTAATTAAAACCATTGGTTTTTTAGATTGTGGACTTAACGCCACCTGTGCATCCATTAACCAATTATTCAATTTTTCTTTCTGTATCTGTTTCATATAAAACTCTACTTCGTTTATATATACAGTCTCTAGTATATCTCTTTTTGACCAATGATAATTAAACGCTAAGTAATGTACTATTTCGTTTATTGTTTCTTCGAAGGTTTTTGCTCCGACAGACTTTCGATCATTGGCCACAGTTCTTTTTTTAAAAAATCTAGTTCGTTGACCTCTACAACTGCTTTAAACACTTTGTAAATGTCAGCTATACCAAATTCCTCTTTTACTTTTTCAGCTACTACATCAGTTGATAATTCAACTATTGCAGCTATATCATCAATGCAATCAAATATTGCTGATAATACGTTTCCCTTTGCACTTTCATTGCCACCATAAGCAGCTTGTAATACTAATGCTAAACTAGGTATGTTTTTTATTTTAGTGACTAATTCACTTAGTTTACCTAGTGGTAGTTTTTTTACTTCTACCTTTTTGTTATTAATTTCAATTTTAATTGATTTCATATTGTTTTTCCGACATTATACCTGTCTTGTTTTTATTATACTGCTGTTGAGTCACCAATAAGTCCGAGGTAATTACCATCAGATTTAGATTCATCAAGCAGTGCTAAGAATTGAACTTCAATTATCCGTTCAGTTTCTGGGCCATTAGTTACTTCTACAGTGTCATGTACTGCTGCTTTGTAGAACACGATATCTTTAGAGATATCAGATACTGCACGCTCTTTAGGGTGCAAGATCAGCTGTGCTGCTACGGTTGAGAGTTTTTGACCTGCATCAGAACCAATTAATAGCTTTCCTGATACTGAGTCGTCTGCATGAGGAATAGCAATCTTGAGGTTATCAAGAGTGTATTCTTCAATTGGTACGGTAACGAGTAGTCTTTGACCAGTTGTTACTTTATCGACCATAGTGCCAGGGCCATATTGATTAGTGGTTACTTCATAATAATCAACTTCATACGAGAACACTACGTCACCTTTTGTGTGACCTAGAGCTACGCCGTTAAAGCTAACCGTCATTTCACCGACTTCAATGTTTGTTACGTCTGCCATATTACTTTCCTTTCTTTAAAGTTTTCAAATTTATACTGCGAACCAAAGAGGCAATTGTTTGTACGTTAACACTTAATTTTTTAGCTATGTCAAATGTCAGCATATTCTTTTTTATTAGTGCTTCAACTTCCTTTTCTAATGTGTTTTTAACTTCAAAAAATACAGGATCTACTACCATAACTTTAACAGACTTTTTGTTACTTTTCTTTTTTGGCATGATTTACCGCTTCAAATATATTTTTTACACTATTAATGTTACCAAGAAATGACCATCTATTGAAGGTGTTACATCCGTAGCACTTAATTTCAACAATGCCAGAGATAATATTCGCCTTACATGCGAGCTGCTTACACTTAGAGCATCGTAGTTCTTTTAAATTCTCGTTTTGCATTCGAAATTCAAGCTCCATTCATCTCTATTAAGATCGTCTCGACCAATATGACCAGGATCGACCTCAGTAAAAAGATAATAAAAATAATTCTGACCAGCTACTAACTCTAAGTTGTTTAACTGGTGTAGTTGTGACGAAATATTATTAACAATGGTTTGCCCAGAGTCATAATTTGTGTTTCTAACAATCATTTGTATAGATACGTTGCCAAGTGGGCTGTATCGATCAGATGCAAAGCCATCTCTTTGATATACTGTTATACAGTTATCTGGCGCTGGTGGTTGGTGAGATATAAACATATCAGTACCTATAGTACCGATTCCTTGTGCTTGTAGATATCTAGCGACTTGCTCTGGTAGTGTCATACTTCTATAGCCCTTTGAATAATAGTCATCAATTTTTGCTCATTCTTTTTTAGTGGATCAGATAAATACTTTCCCTTAGCTCTAGGGTTTCGGTCTTTTCTAAAGTTATACTCTGGATGTTCATGCAATCTTGCTGCATAACGGGTATTGTATCCAACAGTGTATTTTTGAGAGTTTATTCGCTGTGATGAACCGCTATTCCTTAAAACGCGACTATCACCCACAGGTACTTCTTCTTGAGATAAAATAAGTAATTCATCAGATGCCAGTCGTAAACCACGCTCAGAGCCTTTTGAAGTTTTTTTAGCATAAGCAGAAAACTTTTTGTCAAAATCGCTAGTGTCAATTTTAAAAGCCATTAGACCACCCTATTTCGTGTTTTATACTCAATATGGTGTACTGAACCATCTTGACCAATCATGTTCTCTTTTTTAACAACTACATGCTCTTCTGACTGGTATTCAAAGTAATCATCTATGCTCATTTCAACATCTGGATCAGTAAATATAATATTATCGATCGGTATAGATGTCCCATTTGCCGTGAGTAATGATTCTACAGTTGGCTGGACTCGAGCATTAATAGCATTTCTACAAGCATAAGTAAGACGGCCGAATTTATCTCGAACATCTTTTCTATATGGTGTTACTCGTTGTCTCAGTAAATGTATCATGCTCGGTAAAGAATCTTCCCTTTTCTATTAGTAATACCTCTAAGCATAGTTTTTGCTTGTGGACTAATTGTGTTTGAAAATGTGCCACCGCCCATACTTCCATCGCCCAATGTATAGCTGTAGTTTCCAATGCTTTCACTCTTTTTGTTGCTACCATCAGATATAAAGAAGTTAGTGCCTTTTTCAACTATATACTTGAACTGAGCAAGAGCTGCTCTTCTAACCTTTTCAGGAATATAAAAGTAGTAAACTCTATTGTCATCGTCGTAATAATGGTCTTTAGTTCGTGGAAACTTAGCCAACTGATAGATTCTGTAAACGCTTGTGCTATCAATAGCAGCTGTGAATGCCTCATCTGTGGTAACAGTGCTTGTACTCTTATCATAAGCGGTTATTGTTCTTGCTTCTCCAGCATTTGTACCACCGATAATTTCTAGCATGTGTCTGACATAGTAACCATCTTCAAAATCATCTAGTGTAGAATCGTTTGATATATCAGTTAAAGTTAATGTTGTGCCGCTTGTTGCAACACCCTCTTGTTTGTTTTGGTCAAATTTAAATTGGTAGCCGACGTATTCATCGATTATTTCTTCTGCAAGATCTATTCTTTCGTAGCCTTCATCGTCATTAGTAATAGAAATACCAGCGTATTCAGCTGCTTCAGCTAGTGTTATGTATCTTCGTTTATTTTTCATTTTTATCCTCAATGGTGCATATGTAAATGAGTGTTTGCTATTGTTCTATTCGTTAATAATAACAGTATACCAGCTTTCATCACCAGGTTGTCCCATTGATACACCGTCTTTTTCATACCAGAATGCATCTGCATCGATACATGGTGAGAACAAGCCAACAGTTACTTTGTTTGCATCTAATCGAACAATCGTTAAGTCTACGCCAACGTTTACCACTGGGTTTGTTACCAAAAGAGATTGTGCATCAAGTGCCACAGTAACCGAAACTGCTACCTGCACATTAGCTACTGGGTTAGTTGCTGTTAATGCCTGTGCATTAAGTGATACTGCCGTTCCTGTTACTACCTGTAAGCTCTCGTTTACAGCACTGAGTGTCTGAGCTGCTGTTTGAACAACAACGCCAGTTAAAACTGTTTCTTCTGGGTTTACTGCTGACAATACTTGTGATGCTAGAACAACTGTTATTGAATTACCTGCCTGTACTGATACTGTTGGATTAACAACGGTTAATGTTTGTGCATCAAGTGAAACAATAGCACTTGCTACGACGGTTTCTTCAGGAACTGTTGCCGTTGTTATGTTTGCACTTAAAGAGACACTTGTATTAATGAGAATGGTTTCTTCGGGTGCTACTGTGGTTACAGTATTTGCAGCTAGTGAAACTATTGCACCAGCTAGAACGCTTACACTTGGGTTTACTGCTGTTTGAGATATTGGATTAACTAATATGCTGTCACCTATGACAATTACCTCTTCAGGTACTACAGATGCGACGATTGAACTTGTAAGAACAATAGCTGAACCAGTAACAACTACTTCCTCAGGAACCACCGAGGTTATTATATTTGCGTTTAGTTGAACACTTGTGCTAGTAACAACTGTTTCTTCAGGTACTACAGATGTAATTATATTTACACCAAGTGAAACATTTGCATCTGCTGTGACTGTTTCTGCTGGAACTGTGGTTGTTAGTGTTTGTGCATTTACATTAACAGTTACTCCAGTAGCTGCTGCTGTGAAAAAAGTACTAGGAGAATCTTGGTTATTATATTCAGTAGTAGTCCAGTCTGATGAGTGGTTTTCTGTAGTAAAAAATAAGTTATCCAACTTAACTTTTGATAGCTGGGAAGTAGATATTGTATCAGCACCTATTACTGTTCTATTTACAGCATTACCAGTTGACCCTGCAGTGCTTGTTCCGACACTAGAGCCGTTAATGCGAATATCAACAGTTGAGCCACTTTTATTTACAACATAGTAATACCAGGTTGAGTTTGAAAGTGTTTGGGTTATTATTTTAACAGTTCCACCCGAATTAGTTTCTACTTGCTTGGTGCCACCAGTATCCTTGTACTTAATTAATTGATACCTAGCCGTGCCAGTTGTAGATCTAAGGTCAA